AAAGAATAGGACGCAAGTAGGACGACGCGGAACGGATCGTTCATTCGCTATTCGCAAATAGCGAACGCAAACGCCGCCCGAAGGAACGGGATTTAACCATCTCATTTCTTTGGAGTAAAACCATGTCCCAAGTTACTTATCGTGGTAACCAGTATGATACCGAAGTCCACAAGGCTGAGGTACAAGCAGAACTTAAGCGTCTGCGTGAGCAAGAAAACTTTTCACTGATGTATCGTGGCGTCAAAGTCAACCGTGCAATGGTAAAGTAAAATGATTGCAACCACAGTAGGATCTATTTGTGCGTTTTCAACTGCATTCATTCTTTTGATTTATGCCGAAGTTCTATTGCTGAATAAGTGATGGAACAATATCGATATCATTATGATGATATGGATAAAGACAATAGACCACCTTCTTGTTATCAACTAACATATAGAGGATGTAACTATTGGTCCTGCTATCTCATTCACTTAGATGAATGGTTTGAAAAACTATTTAACTCAGAGGGTTCTTGACGAACCCTCTTTTTTTGTGTAAAATGGATAGAGAGAAATCTATTTTATGGACAAAGAAAAACTAAAACTGATTGTCCGTAATCTTGAACTGTTGGTTGATTCTCTGAAAGCAGAAGTTTACTCTGATACGCAGAGTTATTTGACGTATCAGAGAGATCCGACACTACACGATTACGACGAGATCTTTGATGATGACGATGGATACCCAGACTAAAGAGGAACAAAAATGAGTGTAAAACTGATCAGTGTGACGCCCGATGCCGAAAAGACAATGGCATATGTGGCACGAGTTTCTAATCCAGCAAACCAGGAAAATGATAACTATGCTGGACTTTTGCGTTATTGTATCAAGCACCAACATTGGAGTGTGTTTGAGCAGGCATTTATGACTTTAGAGATTGAGACGAATCGTGGCATCGCAGCTCAGATTCTGCGTCATCGTTCGTTCACATATCAAGAGTTTTCTCAGCGTTATGCAGATTCTTCTCTGATTTCTGATTATATTCCTGTGCCTGATCTGCGTCGTCAGGATACCAAGAATCGTCAGAACTCTATTGATGATATTGGTGAGTATGAGAAACTGCAATTACAAGGTAAGATTCAGGAGCATTTTGCGGAGGGGATGCGCCTCTACAAGGAACTTCTTTCTCACGGAATAGCAAAGGAATGTGCTCGCTTTGTGCTGCCTCTGGCGACCCCTACACGCATTTATATGTCGGGTTCTGTTCGCTCATGGGCACATTATATTTCTCTGAGATCTGCTAATGGAACTCAGAAGGAGCACATGGATATTGCCAATGAGTGTAAGAAGGTGTTTACCGAACAATTCCCCACAGTCGCAGAAGCCCTTGAGTGGGTCTAAATAAGACATATTATAAGAGGTGAAATTTTGGCAACATATCCTGTAGTGAATACAAACACTGGCGAACAGAAAGAAGTGACCATGAGTGTCAACGACTGGGAGCAGTGGAAATCGGAAAACCCTGACTGGATTCGTGACTGGTCGGATCCATCAACTTGCCCACAACCTGGGGAAGTGGGAGAGTGGCGAGATAAACTCGTCGCTAAAAATCCTGGATGGAACGATGTTCTTCGAAAAGCATCAAAAGCACCTGGTTCTAGAGTAAAGAAAATCTAATGGCAAGAAGAAAAAGAGCATCTGCAGAGCAACCTATCGGGGTTGGACTCACGGCAAAGCAGATGAAGCGGAAAAAACCTCTGAGTTCTGACTATTTGGTTGAAATTGATCCACTTACTGATAATCAAAAGAAACTTTTTGATTCATATAAAGAAGGAAAACACTTAGTTGCCTATGGGTGTGCGGGAACAGGAAAGACGTTCATAACACTCTACAATGCTCTCAAAGATGTTTTAAGCGAATATACCCCATATGAGCGCATCTACCTTGTACGCTCTCTTGTAGCGACTAGAGAGATAGGTTTCTTACCAGGATCCCACGAAGATAAGGCAGACATCTACCAAATTCCATATAAAAATATGGTGAAGTACATGTTCCAGATGCCTAGTGATGCCGACTTTGAGATGCTCTATGGCAATCTGAAGTCACAAGAAACCATCAAGTTTTGGTCTACTTCATTTCTTCGTGGCACCACACTTGATAATGCAATTGTGATTGTTGATGAATTTCAGAATCTCAACTTCCACGAACTTGATAGTATTATCACTCGTGTTGGTGAGAATACCAAGATTTGTTTCTGTGGTGATGCCGTTCAGTCAGACTTACAGAAAACGAATGAGCGCAATGGTATCGTAGATTTTATGAATATCTTGCGTAAAATGACATCTTTTGATATGATTGAGTTTGGAGTAGATGATATTGTCCGTTCTGGACTTGTCAAAGAATACATCATTGCTAAAATGGAAGCAGGTTTTTAATGTTTAATCATGTTGATATTAGTCTCCCTCAACTTGAGAGGGAGACCATTGATGGGGTGAGATATTACTCTGTCCCCGATGAAGAAGAACTTCTCCGACTGGTTTCCATCACTTCGGTGACCAGTCATTTTAATAAGGAGATTTTTGTCAAATGGCGTAAGAAAGTCGGTAATGAGGAAGCAGACCGTATCACGAAGAAAGCAACAAGTCGTGGTACGGACATGCACACTCTTGTAGAACATCACCTTAAAAACGAGGATCTACCAAAAGTACAACCGATTTCCGATTTCTTATTCAAAATCTCAAAAACAGACTTAAATCGTATAAATAATATATACGCACTTGAAGGTTCCCTATATAGTAAGCAACTAGGCATTGCTGGAACCGTTGATTGTATTGCTGAATATGATGGCGAACTAGCAATAATAGACTTTAAGACTTCCAAAAAACCAAAACCACGAGAGTGGATCGACCACTATTTTGTACAGTGCATGGCATATGGTTGTATGCTGTACGAACTGACAGGAATTTCTGTCAAAAAACTTGTAATCATTATGGCTTGTGAAAATGGAGAATGCGTCGTCTATGAAGAACGAGACAAATCAAAGTACATCAAACTACTCACCCAATACATTAGAAAGTTTGTTAGAGATAAACTGGAACTCTATGGAACAGAATAAAGAACTAGAACAAGCAATAGAAAATAAATTCTTAACGCCATCCAGATTTGCTCTGGAGATTGAGAAAATTGTTGCCGAAGAGAACGTCAATTATATTGATGCCATCTGTCACTATTGTGAGATCAATAATCTTGAGGTAGAATCGGTTGTGAAACTGATCTCTAAACCCCTGAAGGAAAGACTGAAGTGGGATGCAACACGTCTCAACTTTATGAAGCGAACTTCTAGGGCAAAACTGCCACTATGATTTCCCGTGATGATCTAATGCACCATCGTCTTCAGGCATGGTTGCGCGAGAACAAATGTGATGATATTGAGTATCTCGGTGAATACGAAGATGTTTTAGGAATTATGAAACATTGGTATCGTATTGCCGAGCACGAAGTTTCTATTGATTGTATTGAAGATCTTGAGTTAGTCGATGCTGAAAGTGAGTCCCTTTGAAACCTACCAACATTATCTCTCATTAAAAAACCATTTTACAAATCCAAAATACGACTTCTTTAAGTATGGTGCGAAGACCCGTGCCAGCATTACTTCTTTCAACAAAAGAAAGGATAAATACTGGTTCGAGAAAACAAGTCGCAAGTATTCTGATAAAGAAGTCGTAGATTTTCTTGTATCTAATTTCACTGCCACCGACAACCCGCAAAACCTATGGATTGGAGAAATTATCAATTCTGGCGAAAGAAATTACGCAGATTGGATGAAACGCCAACAGAGTTTGACGTACTTATTCAAAGAGCAAAGCAACGAATTGTTATCGGAGAACGAGTTAGAGACTTTGTTCAACTGTACCAAGGGACATCCTCTAATACTCAAAAAGTATCTAAGCGGGAGCGTATCGCTAGAAACCTTCACAATCTTCGACAAAATATTCCATTTCTCAAAAAACTTTGATAAAAAGTTGACTGATCCAGTGTGGGAAACCGTCAGTTTGAAATTGAAGAAGTATTCTCCGTTTCTAAATATTGATATGTTCCACTACAAAAAAATCTTACGGTCTATTATCAATGAGTGAATTTTTTAAATCTGACATTATTCAAGAAGAACTTGAAGAAATTAACGATCTTCAAGAAGAAATCTATGGAAGTATTCTTACTTTCCACACAATGGATCGTGAGACGAGATTGGAACATGTTGAAAAGTTGAAGATCTTGCTAGAAAAGCAAAGAATCATGTATACTAGGTTATCTCTCTCAGACGACCCACAAGCGGTCGAAATGAAAGAGAACCTACGCAAATCGGTGGCACTGATGGGTTTCCCACCAGAGACCGATATGCAAGTTTTATTCGACAGTATGAAACAGACAATTGAATCCCTCACAGACTATCTTGACGACTGAGGGCATCCTTGCTATACTATCCGAGTAAATCCCCCGAATCCAAATCAATCCGAGGTAATCCTAATGTCTTTCGCAGACCTTAAAAAGCAATCGAAACTTGGCAACCTGACCGCAAAACTGGTCAAGGAAGTCGAAAAAATGAATAACAATGGCGGATCTGGTGATGACCGCCTGTGGAAACTGGAGTGTGATAAGAGCGGTAATGGTTATGCCGTGATCCGTTTCCTGCCTGCTCCCGAAGGTGAAGACCTTCCTTTCGTGAAACTCTACAGTCACGCCTTCCAAGGTCCTGGTGGTTGGTACATCGAGAACTCTCTAACCACTCTGGGTCAGAAGGATCCTGTGTCCGAGTACAATACGATGCTGTGGAACAACGGCACCGATGCTGGTAAGGAAGCAGCACGAAAGCAGAAGCGCAAACTGACCTACATTGCTAACATCTATGTGGTCAAGGACCCTGCTAACCCTGCCAACGAAGGTAAGGTCTTCCTGTACAAGTTCGGTAAGAAGATCTTCGACAAACTCACTGCTGCTATGCAACCTGAGTTCGAAGATGAGGAAGCAATCGATCCGTTTGACTTCTGGCAAGGTGCTAACTTCAAACTGAAGGCAAAGAACGTTGCTGGTTATCGCAACTATGACTCTTCCGAGTTTGCCCGTCCTGATGCTCTCCTGGACGACGATGACGCAATGGAAGCAATCTGGAAAAAAGAGTATTCTCTTGCCGAACTCGTCGCTGCCGATCAGTTCAAGTCCTATGATGACCTGAAGAAGCGTCTTGACTATGTGCTTGGTAACAAGGGCACTCCTCGTTTCCAAGATGAAGAATCTGTGATGGAAGAGGAAGAGTTCCGCCAACAGAATCGTGGATCCTCCCGTGAACTCACCGAAGATCTTCGCGGTGAACTGAACTCTCTGCAACCTACTCGTTCGTCTTCTGTTGACGAAGATGAGGACGATGATGCAATGTCCTACTTTGCCAAACTGGCAGAAGAGTGAAGACTGATTACACAATAGACCGTGTAAGCAAATCCGAAGCCGCAGAGTTACTTCTGCGGTTTCATTATCTTAAGGACATCTCAAAAGGTTTTAAATCTGGATATAATTACGGTCTATACAAGAAAAATGACTTTTCACCTCTAAATATTGGAGGTATACAGGGAGTTTGTATCTTCACTGGACTCCCTGTCCCAGAAATTGCAAAAGGCGCATTTGGACTAGAACGTAATGAGCAACAAGGACTCTTCGAACTCTCAAGACTCTGCATCCACCCCGATACTCAGCAGGGAGAGTATAATATCACTTCTTGGTTCGTTTCAAAGGCGATTAAGAGACTTAGAAAAGACACAGAAGTCAAAGCAATCATCTCATACGCTGATAGCGAGTATCATCACGGTACAATTTATCGGGCTTGCAATTTTAGGTATTGCGGTCTATCAGAACCAAAGAAAGATTTCTACTTTGCGGATGGCACCAAGCATTCCCGAGGTTCTGTTAAAGGGTGCGATGGAGAATGGAAAGATCGCTCCCGTAAGCACAGGTATGTGATGGTGTTTGATAAGAATCTCGACCTATTGTGGGATAGTGACCCTGGTGTTCTCGGTTCTTGCTAATTCTTCAGAAACGTATTGAGAGGAACGATCATACAACATAATCTCTCTCATATCGTTTAGAAACTGTTGAAGATATTCGTTTCTCAATAAGTAGATGGAAGACTTCTTATCATTCTCTCTGACTTCATACTCCCAGTTCGTTACTCCTCTGACTGGACTTGATATTAAAGTAAAGTCTCCACTGAGATCATTATCATTACTATAAGTTGTACCGTCATCAAGATAGGTAAGTTTGAAGTCGGAGTCAATAACCTTTTCCTTTGGAAGTATCAGTCTACCATTTGAATCCTTGACTTCTTTGGTTTCATAATGGTGAATATCATTCAGTGCAGCACCATATTTTTCTTCGGCATAATTGTAGAGATGATAGTTGGATAATGGCCATTCATCTCTTACATTAATGATGCCAGCAGTCATCAGAACGACCCAATCCAAATCTGCCTTACCATAGAACTCTTCTGCTACGAGTTCTGGTCTGGAACCTTCTGGGATCTCGTATTTGTTGAAGAGAGTAAAGACACCATTTAGATCATCACGAAGTTTGTTTCTTC